TCCTCAAGATGTTGTTGAAGTAGAGCCACATAGATGTCTCGTTCCCAAGGCATCATATTTTCAATCTCTGTTAAGCTGTATTTATGATACTGCATCAAGGCAAAATTTAGTCTGAAGTAATCCTCCAAACTCATGTGCAGTAGGGCTATGCGAAAAAAGACGATAATCCTTCCAACACCACATCACTTTTCACTTTTGTCTTAGGATTAGTAACACTAATAGTGTGAGATAATTTAGGCATAGTCTCAAAGAAGGTTTCAATCTCTTTGAATTGTTGAGAATTCATTTGTTCTAAGAAATCTTTCATTTCCTTCTTAGTACAATCAGCAGCAGTCCATACTTCATCTTCAGTATAAACCTTATCAATACAAGCTGCGATCAATTCAAATGATTGATCCATCATATTTTTTTCATTAAAATCAAAATTATTCTTAATAAATTGTTCAAGTGATGGATACTTCATTTCCATCATAATAGAGTCATCTATTTTGATTTTATTAGTATGTTTATCATCCTTTTGAACTTCAATTTCATCTAAAGCAATTGTTACTGGAACCTGAGTCTTCTCATCATCAGGGCAAATAATATTTACTTCTAAATCTTCTCCAACAGATTTACCTCGAATATTGAGGAACAAATATTCAATATCAAATGTAGGAAGATCTTCTACTTTAATTCCTTTACTAAGAATACAGTTTTTAAGAACTGATTTGATAGCAGTAGTAATTTGTTTATTATCTTCACTCTCTAAAGCAATCACAAGAACCTTTTCTTCTTTTACAAGAAATGGTCTATAATTAATAGATGCACCTGTGGAAGGTAACTCCAACTCATAGGTGGGAGTGGCAATTTTTGGTAAAGGCATAATGTCCTATAAGCACTTCAGTATGTTTATTTAGTGTGGTTTATATAGGTTCTCCAGTTGCTGCATTTCGTGCGACACCATCTGGACCCATCATTATTGCTATTCCTAACGTATCAGGAAAAGGTATATCTCCTTGAGAGTTTATTTGTGCTTGCTTAATGGGATCTGGATTTTTTCCCCTCATCATTTCTCTTATAGCCTCTTTATCATTCTCTGTTCCACCTGTTTCTATCTGCGTTACAATATACCTTATATAACTCATCGATACTGTGCATTTTAATAATGAAGATCCATCATAAGAAACTGGCATAGAATTTATTGCCAAAGGGAATGCGTTTACAAATTTATATTCTAACGCACCACCACCAAGTGCTTGATCTTTCTCAAATTTTGTAACTGTTAGCCCTTGTTGAGCCATATAACCATCATCACCTTGAGGATACCTCATCCTATAAAAATATTCACCCATTTCTTTGTTAAGTGTGGGATTTGAATCTTTTGCCGCATCTTCTGCAGGACTAGTGATATAATTTATCCAGTCTTCAAAAAAAGCAATTGGTTTATAAGCTCCAGCATCAACATAAAAAGTTAAATCTATTCTATCATCAAATATTCTTCTATGAACGTGCTTTTCTGTTACACCCATTCGATCATTATTAATTTCAAATGTTGCTAAATTAGATCCAGGCAAAGATGCTTCTGAACATAATAATTGAATCTGATTCTGATCTATAGGATTATATTTTCCTTTTACTCTTAGCGCATCAATAATAGGTATATTAACTTCAAAATGAGAAGTTGTTGCTGGTTTTAATAAATTTGCTTTAATGTCAGATACGTTAAATGTCCTTGGCATTTTATAAATATTATTTGACCTTATATAATATGTATAAGAGAAATGGCAGAAAGTATTAAAAGCATATTCAAACCCAAGAAACCTAAAAAATATAAAGGTGATATAACTAATATTATTTGCCGTAGTTCTTGGGAAAGAAGATTTTGCAATTGGTGTGATATAAATGAAAATATTGTTGAGTGGGGAAGTGAAGAATTCTTTATTCCTTACTTATCTCCAGTTGATAAAAGAGTTCATCGTTATTTTCCAGATTTTATCATAAAGGTGAAAGAAAAAACAGGTAAACTTAAAACCTATGTTATTGAGGTAAAACCTCTTAAACAAACCAAATCACCCAAGAAAAGAAAAAGAGTGACTAAATCATATCTTTTTGAATGTAAGACATACGCTATAAATCAAGCAAAATGGAAATCAGCAGATGAATGGTGTAAAGACAGAAAAATTGAATTTAAGATTATTACCGAAAAAGAATTAGGTATCAAATGAATAGAATTGAAGAAATTAACGAAGATTTAGAAAAATCTATAGGCGATCCTGAAGAAATGATGCTTCTTATTATGGAAGCATTAAATTCTACAGTAACCCCTATACCTGAAATAGGACAATTCTATACCTTTATATACAACGCAAAAACTCCTAATATTACATATGACCAACATCCTTTGATTGCTTGTACCGATTTACAATCTTGGGGGTTTAAAGGATTGAACTTTCATTGGAGACAATCTCGCAATTATACATGGGAAGAACTAGCAGGACAACTCTATATTGTTGATTATGATGAACTTGATGACCTTCTCCGATTTCCTTACGGTAAATTCATCCTAAATAAGTAAAAAGATTATATCTGATGTCTGCAGTTACTAGTAAAATAAGCCCAGTCAATGTGGGTAAAGGTAAAAATAGAAGAAAAATTTATACAAGCACAAGAATAACGCCCACTAAAGATCTGGATGGAAATAAAACATATAAAGTAGAAATTGTTGAATACAGTAATGAAAACGGAGATGGAGAAAGAGTAATAGGAGAAAGATCATCCAGTCAACCATCAATAGTAAATTGGAATGATGATGCAAGTGCAGATATAACAGGAGATGCTAAGTCCCAAAAAAATATTACTAATGCTTCTAAAGTTCAAGCAGCTAGTATAGAATCACAACTTGTATCAACTTCAGCAGAGTCAAGAGAATATTATAGATCTAACGGAAAACCTAATCAAGGAACTGAATCTGGTAATGATCAAAATACAGCCAAATTAAAAAACATAGATGATGCAACAAATACAATTAATGGGACAGCAGGTGTATCTGCTATTGGAACCAGAGAAAAAGGATTTGGTGCATATGTTTTTCCCAATTCTTTAAGACAAAGTGGAGGTAATGGACAAGATTTTCTAAAATTTGATATGATGAAATATGAACCCAAAACATTTGATAAAAAAACTTTTGCTTTTAGTGAAAGATCCACCGATATTGATAAAAGAAGTATTGGATCAGTAATACTCCCAATTCCTGCTGGCATTCAAGATTCTGTTAGTGTTAGATTTGGTGATGGTTCCATGAGTCCACTAGACATGGCAAAAGCTAATGTCGCATTAACTGCAGTACAAGATCTAGGAGAAGGTGCTAAGGAAGTAGGAAATCAAGCAAGAAAAATTGCTGACGCATTTAATGATACAAAGGGTGCTCTTGCAGCAGTTATTGCAGGAATGGCATCAGGTAGTTCTGAATTATTAACAAGAACTACAGGTGCAATTGCTAACCCAAATATGGAATTATTATTTGGTGGTCCTAACTTAAGAACATTCAGTTTCCAATTTCTTCTTGCCCCAAGAGATAAAGATGAAGCTATGACTGTCATCAAAATTCTTAGATTTTTTAAACAAGGAATGTCTCCAATTAGAACAAAATCAAGGTTGTTTATGAAATCTCCTCATACATTTCAATTATCCTATAGAAATTCTGAGGGTAAAAATCACAAATATTTAAATAAATTTAAGGAATGTGCTTTATCGTCATTTGGTGTTAATTATGCTCCTAATGGAAATTATTCAACTTATGAAGATGGTGTAATGACTGCTTATCAAATGACTATGACTTATTCTGAACTTAATCCAATATATAATGATGATTATGGTGATACTGTTCCAATACCAGACGCAATAGGTTTCTAAAATGTCCAACTACTTTAGTCTAATACCAGATTTTGAATATGTTAGCAGATTACCTAATGCTAAAATATCAGACTATATTACTGTTAAAAATCTTTTTAAGAGAGTTTTTTTGAGAGAGGATATTTACCAAAACCTAACTTTCTTTAAAAAATATACTGTCGTAGGAGATGCTAGACCAGATAATGTCGCTAATGAAGTATATGAAGATTCTACTCTAGATTGGTTAATTCTATTAGCAAATAATATAGTTAATATCCCAAATGAATGGCCATTACCTCAAGCAGATTTTGATAGATATCTTTTAGACAAATATGATAATGACTATAATAAAATATATAATGGGATTCATCATTATGAAACTGTAGAAGTTAAAAATAGTAATGGTGTAGTTATAGTGCCTAAAGGATTAGAGGTAAGTTCAGATTATAATGTTACATACTATGATTTTTTTATTGGGGGATTAACTGAAGCAAATAATATCACCAGACCAATAACAAACTACAAATATGAAGAAAATTTGGAAAATGAGAAAAGAGAAATTTTTATCCTAAAACCAGAATATATAAGTGTTGTCTTAGATGACATAGAGGATATTACAAAATATAAAAAAGGTTCCACCGAATATGTCGGTGAAACCTTAAAACGAGCAGAAAATATTAGACTATTCCAATAAAAAAAGTAATAGGGCAATTTTTACTCGGAGTTTTTATTTCGACTTTTTTGGAATAAAAAATCGAATTTCCCTCAACTATTCGTTAGCTAACTTCTGAAAGTATGATAGTGCATCATCCTCCTCTGAACTAGCAGATGCTACAGCAGCAGTCACAGTTTCTTCTGCCTTACGTGACTCAAAGTTAGGTTGGAAAGAACCACGAGAGTTGTCCTCATCAACCACTTCCTCATCTACACGACGAGCAGGTTTTTGTCCTAAAACATACTTCAGACGTTTCTGAAGATCATCATAAGACTTGAACTGATCAGCAGCAGTCACAGCAGCAAGAGAATACTGCTTCTTCCATAATGCTTCTAGTGCATCATCATCATCTAGAACAGGTGTTACTTTATCAAACTCTGACTTGTCATAGTTCCAGTAACCATCCTTCTTCACTATCTTCAACTTGAAGTTTGCACCTTGCCAGAAGTCAAAAGGATTGATTGGGGTCTCATCCTCAAACTCAGGCTGCATTGCTTCCATAACCTTATCAAAGATCTTCTTACCAAACTTGTAGAGGAATACTCCACCCTCATTTTGAGGATTGGTAGGATCTTTTACAACATATATGTTTGCATAGTAAGAGAGCTTACGCTTCTGTCTACGAACTACATCTTTATCTGACTCATTACCACTATTCCAGAGTTCACGATTGTATTCGGAAACTGGATCCTTGCCACCTGTTGTGGTCAAAGAGTTTTCAATATACCATCCACCTGGTCCTTGGAATGCATGAGAATACATTTTTGCCCAAGGTATTTCTTCTCCTTCAGGGGAAGGTAAGAAACGAATTACGGCATAACCATTACCTGTTTTATCAACTTCAGGCTTCCAGAGACGCTCATCAGCACCTCCACTTGTGTTGTTCATCTTCTCCACTTCTTTGACTAATTTTTGAGTCAAAGATCCTAGAGAGGACTGTTTTTTTAGGTCTTTAAATGACATTAGATTTGTTTTTAGATTTGGCTTTTGTGTACCTTTATATGTTACTAGGTAAATTGATTCCTGTCAATCTGTTTTTTCAATACATCAACCATAGTAGCCATTTGACTAAATGCTTGATTCATATCAGAACTAGATGGGAACCCCATCATTTTAGCAGATTCAACAATCTGCTCTTTCATCTTCTTTGCATCAGGATCATCAGATAAACTCAAACGAGTGTACATAATTTGTTGCTTTTCGATCAACCTTTCAAGAATATCAACATGATTACGTTGATCATCCTTTGACATAGTAGGAAACTTAAAGACATTAGAATAAACTTCTTCTTGAAGTTCACTAATCTCTACCATCTCCGCACGAACTACATCTGATTGAAAAAAAGTCATCGATTTCTATCTAATAATTGTTTATGACTCAGATTCGACGGAATCGGACCCGTCAGAGGACTCGATATCGATGCTAGACTCTTCGCCCACATCGCCTTCGCTTTTGGTGGCAGCTTGTGCCTCCTCTGCTTTACTATCTTCAATTTGTTGAAGTACTTCTATAGCACCCTGTATTTTAATACGAGTGTTGGATAATTCATTAAGTTGTTCAACGATAGTAGTATATCGTTCTTTCAATTCTTCAAGTATTGCAGCATTTTCAAGAGCCATGGATAACAACCTCCTTTAGGATTTTTTTGTAACGGGGTACATTAATATTTATGAAAGGTTTATATTTTTTGATCTTACGACTGACGGTTTCCCACACAGGGTCATTCAATCGTT